CAAGGCAACGCAGAAGGGCTATGCCAACATGCGAGCCCAGATGTGGGGCAACCTGCGCGACGCGATCAAGGCAGGCATCCGGCTGCCTGATGACGAAGACCTGAAGACCGATTTGACCGGCGTCGAGTACGGCTACAACATCCGCAACGAGGTGCAGCTCGAGCGCAAAGAGGACATGAAGAAGCGGGGGATGTCGTCGCCAGATATGGCCGACGCGCTGGCCCTGACCTACGCCCTGCCGGTGCATCAGATGGCCCGCGCCGGCTACGATGGGTCCAACTATCAGCAGGCCAGCCACGAGTATGACCCGTTCGATTGAGCCTTACCTCGACACGTCAAGCACATTCGTGTACATTCGCCACCATGATTGATGCACTTGTTGTCTTTGAGCATAACAACCTGCACCCGCTCAGCTCTGCGCTGAAGTCGGGCTATCGTCACGTCTGGTGCGCCGTGATCGATGATCGCAATGTCGGCTGGGTCAGCCACGACCTGCGCCTCACCGGCTACGTCAGCTCAGTGTTGTGCGCGCCGGAGTACCCGCTGGCTGAGCATCTGGCGGCCGACGGAAACCACGTCATCGGTTTGTCGCGCACCGATTACCGCGCAGCCGGTCCCTTCATCCTCAACAACTGCGTCGGCCTGACCAAGGCCGTCTGCGGTATCCGGTCATGGGCCTTGACGCCTTGGCAGCTGTGCAAGTACCTGACCAAAACCAAAGCGGGAGTTTCCCATGTCACGCCTCAGACTTTTCTTGATCCCAGCCGGCTTCGGCGGCAGCGCATCAACCAACCAACCGGCGCCACCTCCGATCCCGTACGCTCCGCCGGCAGCGCCGACGATGCGGGAAGCTCGCTCCCGTAGCAACGCAGGGATGAGGGCGCCGGCCAGCACCGGCATCGGCGGTACGATCCGCAATGAGGGCGGCGCCCGTGGCATCAGCGTGAGCGATACCGCACGCGCCCTCAAAACTCTGACGGGTCAGTAATGGCCCAGCAGCGAACCAACGCGGCAACGGCACAGCGGGTGGCAGAACGTCAGCCCCCATCACAGCCGGCCAAGCCGACACTATCTGGAGAATGACCGATGGTCGCGCAGACGCCTGAAAACCTGATGAACAGCTCGCTCAAGGGCAAGCGTGGGGCGCTCTATCTGCGCTGGAAACGGCTCGAGGATGATCGCTCGAGCTGGCGGTCTCATTACATCGAGATCACTGATTACCTGTTGCCTCGTCGCGGCAGGTATTTGATCGAGAGCCAGAACAGCAAGGGCCGCAAACGCAGCGGCAAGATCGTCGACAACACCGCCGGTCAGGCGCTACGCACGCTGTCGGCGGGAATGATGAGCGGGATGACCAGCCCAGCTCGCCCGTGGTTCCGCCTGCAGACGCCAGACCCTGAGATGATGGACGCTCAGGGCGTCAAGGATTGGCTCGGTCAGGTCGAGCGCACGATCCGCTCGATCCTCACCCGATCCAACTTCTACAACAGCGCGTCGTCGATCTACACCGAGCTGGGTGCATTCGGCACCGCAGCTCTGTACCGCCGCCGCCATCCAACCGACGTGATCTCGTTCCGCCCGTTCACCGCTGGCGAATACGCCATCGCCGAAGACGAGTACGGTCAGGTCAACACCTTGTGCCGCGACTTCACGATGAGCGTGTCGCAGATCGTCGAGCAGTTCGTGATCCAGCGCGACGGCAGCGAGGATTGGTCGAACGTGTCCCGATCCGTCAAGCGGCTGTGGGACCAGAAGAACTACGACGAGCGCATTGAGGTGATCCACATAATCCAGCCTCGCCGGATTGAGGATCGTGACCTATCACGCCCGCTCGACCCGAAGAACAAGGCGTTCATGGACGTGTACATGGAGAAGGGCGCCGACGGCGACAAGCTCCTGCAAGAGGGAGGCTTCGATACCTTCCCCGCGTACTGCCCGCGCTGGGACGTTCTGGGCGGCGACGTGTACGGCTACAGCCCAGCGATGGAGCAGCTCGGCGACATCAAACAGCTGCAGCACGAGCAGAAGCGCAAGGCCCAAGCTATCGACAAAATGGTGAACCCTCCAATGGTAGGGAGCATGTCTCTAAAGGGTAAGCCATCCACTGTACTTCCGGGGGGTACGACCTATGTCGACCCGCAGCAGGGCACCCAAGGTTTTCAGCCTGCGTACACCGTTCAGCCTCGTATCAACGAGATGATGATGGATATTCAGGAGGTGCAGAACCGCATCCAGCGGGGCTTCTACGCTGACCTGTTTGCCATGATGATCAACAGCGACCGCCGCATGATGACGGCAACCGAGGTCGCCGAGCGCCACGAAGAGAAGCTCGTGCTGCTTGGTCCGGTTCTCCAGCGCCTGAATACCGAGTTCCTCGACCCGCTCATCGAAGACGTGTTCCTGTTTGCCCTCGATGCAGGCATGCTGCCACCTCCGCCTCCAATGCTCGAAGACGTGGACCTCGAGGTCAAATACATCTCGTTGCTGGCGCAGGCGCAGGAGGCCGTTGCTGCTGCTTCCATCGAGCGCACGTTTGCCTTTGCTGGCAACCTGACTGCCGTGTTCCCTGATATCGTCGACAACCTCGACGCCGACGAGGCGCTGCGGAACTATGGCGAAATCCTCGGTGCCAGCCCTGAAATCCTACGCGACGCAGACAGCGTAGCCGCAATCCGTCAGCAGCGAGCCGAGGCGCAGGCGCAGGAGCAGCAGATGATGCAGCTCCAGCAGGGCGCTCAGGCAGCTAAGGTGCTGTCCGAGGCTGACACTCAAAGCCCGAACGCGCTGACCACGCTGCTGCAAGGGGGCGGGCAGACTGTATGACGTACGATGCATCAGACCCAGCACAGGTTGCCAAGGCGGAGAAGGAAGAGGAGGATCGCCGGCGCGATCTCGACTACGTCCTGAAGGAGCCGAGAGGCCGCCGCTTCCTGTATGAGCTGATTTATGGTACATGTCATGTAGGCAGGCTAAGTCACATACCGAACGATAGTGACAGCACAGCCTTCAACGAAGGGGCCAGATCGATTGGCGAAGCGTTACTTGATCAGGTCAGGACACAGGCGAAAGCCAAGTACATGCTGATGCTGGAAGAAAACCACTTCAGCGAATAGGAAGAGAGAGAAGAACGATGACTGATGAGACTGAAGGCGACCTGCTCGCCGGAGACGAACAGACAACTGACACGACGGCGACCGACACCACCGACGCCGCCGATACCACGCTTGCTGACGCCGACACTGGCGACGCAGGCGACACGAATGCCGCCGATCTGCTGTCGGATGACGAGAGCGGTGGGAATGAAGGTGTGCCGGAGACGTACACCTTCGAGCCGCCCGAGGGCCTCGAGCTTGATGATGAGACCAAGGGCAGGATTGATGCGTTTGCCGAACAGGCACGCGAGATGGGGCTGACACAAAAGCAGTATCAATCCCTGATCGAGTACGACATCAACCGCGCGCAGCAGCTCAACGATACGGCTGTTGAGAGCTGGGACCGTCAGGTCGCTGGCTGGAGAGAGAGCGCCAAGACTGACAAGGAGATCGGCGGCGAGCAGTTTGCCGAGAACCTCAAGGTCGCGGAGAATGCGATCAAGCAGTTCGGTGACGCCGACCTGCGTGCTCTGCTCAAATCCCCAAGCCAAGACAACCCGAACGGCCTTGCAATCGGCAACCATCCTGCGGTGCTGCGTTTCCTGAACCGCGTGGGCAAAGCAATCGCTGAGCCCTCATTACTGCAGGGCGATGCCGCTCCGCAGACTGAGGGCACCTTGAAGCGAATGTACCCGTCCATGTTTGACAAATCGGCGTAATAGAAGGAGGGCCCAACATGGCCACACTTGGCGTCAAAAACCCGACCCTCGCAGACCTTGCGAAGGTCACCGACCCCGACGGTTCCGTCGCGGACGTGATCGAAATCCTCAACGAGACCAACGAAATCCTCGCGGATATGACTTGGCTCGAGGGCAACCTGACCACTGGTCACCGCTCGTCCATCCGCTCGGGGCTTCCATCCCCGACATGGCGTAAGCTCTACGGCGGCGTTCAGCCGACCAAGTCGCGTGCCGTACAGGTCACCGACAGCTGCGGCATGCTGGAAGACTACGCAGAAGTCGACAAGGCTCTCGTAGACATGGCTGGCGATCCTGCTGCTTTCCGCCTGCAGGAAGACCGTCCTCACATCGAGGGCATGAACCAAGAGATCGCGGACACGCTGTTCTACGGCGACGAGACCACGGCTCCTGAAGAGTTCACCGGCTTTGCTCCCCGCTACAATGATCTGTCTGCCGAGAACGGCGACAACATCATCGACGCTGGCGGCACGGGTTCGGACAACGCTTCTATCTGGTTGATCTGCTGGTCGCCAAACACTTGCCACGGCATCGTGCCGAAGGGCTCGACTGCTGGTCTCCAGCAGCGCGATCTGGGCGAAGTGACCATTGAAGATGCAGACGGCAACAACGGCCGTATGCAGGCGTACCGTACGCACTATCGCTGGGATGCGGGCCTCACCGTCCGTGACTGGCGCTATGTTGTCCGCGTCGCCAACATCGACCGCTCGCTGCTTACCGCAGACCTGAGCTCCGGTGCTGACCTGAACGATCTCATGCATCGTGCAGTTACCGAAATCCCGAACCCCTCGTTCGGTCGGTGTGCATGGTACATGGACAAGCAGGTTCTCGGCTTCCTGCGTCGCCAGACTGCCGAGAAGGTCTCCAACTCGACCCTGACCACTGAGATGGTTGGCGGCACGATGCAGACCTCGTGGGGTGGCTATCCGATCCGTCGGTGTGATGCCCTGTCCATCAACGAAGCTCGCGTTGTGTGAGCCTGAGAAAGGAGATCAGCTATGATCCTTGATGAACTTCTCGAGTTCGCCGATGCGACCAGCGTTGCGGCAGCCGCCGGAACCGCCCTCATCGGTGACGTTATTGACCTGCAAGAGGCGCGTGACATCGGCAATGGTGAGCCAATGTACCTCGTCATTCAGGTGGATACTGCAATCATCACCGCCAGTGCCGCCGGCACGGTGAAGTTCCAGCTGGCGTCTGACGCTTCTGCTGCTATCGCCACCAATGGTACTGCAACCGTGCACTACGACACCGGCACTATTGCCACTGGTGCCGCTGGTGCCGGCCTGACTGCTGCTGGCGCTACGATTGCAGCTATCGCACTGCCGATGGAGGGTAATGTCTATGAACGCTACCTCGGCATCCTGTGCGTCACTGCAACCACGACCACGACGGCAGGTGCGATCAACGCATTCCTGACCAAAGACGTGTCGAAGTGGAAAGCCTATCCGGACGGCGCCAACTAAGCACTTAACGGGGCCCGATCATCGGGCCCCGTTTCCATCTATCTAGGAAGAGAGAGATAAGCCTATGACCATCAACGTACGTTTTGACAAAGCCGGCTTCTACCACCCTGCCTACGGGCGCATGGGTCGTGGCAAGAACGCCGGTCGAGTTTACGCCCTCCCCGACTTCTTCGAGGCTGAGGGCAAGCTCCCCGCATCTGCACAGATCATCGAAAGCAAAGCCGAGCTCGAGGAAATCCTTGAGGAGGAAGAGCAGCCGAAGCCGATCAAGCCCAAGGTTGTCGACGAAGAGCAGCTGAAGCGCTCTGAGCAGGCAGCTCAACCAAAGGGCGGCAACCGCCGGCCTCCGGTGCGCTCGCGCCGTAAGACCAGTTCTGAGGAATAATTCATGGCATCCGAAGTACAGATCGCGCGTCTCGCTCTCCAGAACATCGGAGACCGTTACGACATTACCTCCCTAGACGAGGCCTCCCCAGAAGCGGAGCAGGTCAATCTGGTGTTTGATGACGTGCGCGATATGGTGCTTCGGGAGCACCCTTGGAAATTCGCACGCAAGTACGCGACGCCGACCGCACTGGCCGGCGACGCTCCTGCAAACTGGGATTACATGTACACCTACCCGAGCGACGCGCTTCGGGTGATCCGGATCGTCAACCCGCTTGGTGACGACCAGCCGCCGATCCGTTTTGAGGTGGCGCGCAACAGCTCAGACGCCAAGGTCATCTTGTGCAATGAGGGCGAGCTCACGCTCGAGTACACGGCACAGATCACCGATCCGCAGGAGTTTGACGCGCAATTCGTCACCGCTCTGGCGTACCGTCTAGCCCAGTACATCGCGATGCCCATCACTGGAGACCGCCAGATCATGGCGGACATGAAGTCTTTAGCTGACATCGAGGTCGGCAAGGCGCAAGCCTCCGACGCAAACGAGGGCTTCGAGGCCGTGAGGCCAGCCGAGGCAACGTGGATTACCGCAAGAGGGTAACGTATGTCCAAACTGATCCAGCCTAGTTTTGCTGGGGGCGAAGTCTCCCCAGACGTTGCTGCGCGCGTCGACTTGTCGAAGCGCGCCGTCGCCGTAGAGAAGGCGGAGAACTTTACCGTCAAGGCCACCGGCGGCATGGAGAGCCGTGCAGGTATGCGCTTTGTGGGGCAAGCCAAGTACACCCTAGCGACCCGCATCATCCCATTTGAGTTCAACAGCGAGCAGACCTACATCATCGAGGTTGGACCCCTGTACATGCGGTTCTACAGAGACGGCGGGCAAATCCTTGCCGCCGGTAACAACCCGTACGAGATCGCGACGCCATATGCAGAGGCCGATTTGTTTGATCTGGACTTCGCCCAGAGCGGTGACGTGATGACCATCGTCCACCCAGACTACGCACCTCGAGAGCTCGTGCGGATTAGCGACACCAACTGGACCCTGACCGAGATCACGTTTGCGCCCAGCATCGCTGCTCCATCTGACCTCAACGTGACTGTAAACTTTCAACAAGGCGGTGTGATCACCGATGTAACCTTGTCCGATCCCGCCGTAGTTACGTCGGCGAACCACGGCCTCCCCGCTGGTGCGCGCGTATTTATTACGGTTATCATTGGCCCATCAAACCTCAACGGTAATGTTTACAGCGTTACCCCGCTGAGCGCAGACACATTTCGACTAGAAGGCTCAGACACCAGCTCTGAGCCCGCGTATGTTTCAGGTGGGATATGGCGCGTAAGCAGCGGACCAGTCCGCTACAAAGTCACAGCAGTCAGCGCCGCAACTGGAGAAGAGAGCCAAGCAGGCCTGTTTATCGGGCCAGTCCCTATCAATGCTATAAGCAAAGCCAATCCCGCCGTCCTCGACACTACAGTACAGCACAGACTTGTTGATGGGGATGAGATATACATAACCGGCGTCGGCGGTATGACGGAGCTGAATAATCGACGCTTTATCGTTTCAGTCGTAGACCCAAACACTGTTAAACTATACCGCACTGACCGTTCCCCCGTGGATAGTACAGGTTACGGTACTTACACTTCTGGTGGCTTTACATATGCAGCGCGTACATGGGACGTTACCGCCGAAGCTCTTTCTTGGGACCACACCATCGAGTGGTCTGAGGTAGCGGGAGCAGCATCTTATAACGTCTATCGATCTTTTAACGACGATGCGTATGGTCTCATTGGGCGCACTGCTGGCCTCAACTTTAACGACGACTTTATTGCAGCAGACTTTACCGTCTCCCCGCCGTCCTTTGTAAACCCATTTGAAGAGGGCGATAACTACTGGCCAAGCACTACTGGGTTTTTTCAGCAGCGTCAGGTCTACGCCAATTCAATCGCTTATCCCAACCGCTTTTGGATAAGCCAGACGGGTGCGTTTTATAATTTCGGAGCATCCAGCCCAGTAAAGGATGACGACGCAATCGTCGGGTCGCTAGCAGCCAGAGAAGTTAATGAAATCCGCAGCCTCATTCCGTTGAGCGATCTGGTGATGATGACCAGCGTATCGGAGTTCCGAGTGAAGGGTGCGGGCGACAGCCCGTTCACCCCGTCAACCATTAACATCAAGCCGCAAAGTTTCTACGGGTCGACAGCGCTTCGGCCCATCGTCGTTGGCGATCTCGCGCTGTACATGGCGCACGGGAACTTTATCCGAGAGCTGTCTTACCAGTTTTCTCGGGACAACTTCTCAGGCCGTGATCTCACCGTGCTTGCTCGCCACCTGCTCGATGGCCAGACGATTGTTGACTGGGGCTTTGCTCCGTCGCCGTACGCGCTGCTTTGGCTGATCAGGGACGACGGCGTCGCCCTCGTGTTGACCTACCAGAACGAGCAAGAGGTGTACGCTTGGACCCGCGCTACAACGCTGGGCAAGTTTAAGAGCGTTGCAGTGGTGCGCGAAGGAAGTCGCGACGTTCCGTATTTCGTCATCGAGCGCAACATCAACGGCACCGTCAAGCAATTTGTCGAGCGCCTAGATGAGCGCGACTTCACCGACCTTCAGGATGCGTTCTGCGTCGATGCTGGGCTCTCCCTCGATGTCCCGATCACCATCGAAAATATGACTGCCGCCAATCCCGTTGTTGTCACGGCAACTGGGCATGCCCTTCAGAATGGTGACACGGTTGACATCTCCGATGTGCTCGAGGTCTCCGACAAAAACACCCGCCAAGAAATCGCTTCTGACGATTACACCGGCACTGGCTTTACGGTGGCAAACCGTACAGGAAACACCTTCGAGCTTTATCTGAACGGTTCGGGGTATGACGGTTCTGGTTTCGCTGCTTACTCTTCCGGCGGCGTTGCCAGAAAGGCGGTCACCACCGTGTCCGGTCTGTCCCACCTTGAGGGCGCAGAGGTGGTGGCCGCCGCTAACGGTTATGCGGAGACTGGACTTGTGGTGAGCTCCGGCTCCGTTACTCTCAGCGCTCCAGCAAGCCGCATCCACGTCGGCCTGCCTTACACCTGCCAGATGGTCACGCTGCCGATTTCCACTTACGGCAGCGCCAATACCGTCGACAAGCGCACGATGAACATCAGCCGCCTAACAGTGCAGGTAGAGCGCAGCATGGGGCTGTGGACCGGACCCTCAACGGACCAGATGCGAGAAGCAAAGTTCGGGCTGCCGGCTGCGTATGGCCAGCCGCTGCCTATGGTGACCGAGGACATCAACGTCACGCTGAAGGCAGACTGGAGCAAAGAGAAGCGCGTCGTGCTTGAGCAGCGGTCGCCGCTGCCGCTGACGGTGCTATCCATTACGCCTGACATATCGGTGGGTGGCAACTAATGCTTAGAGCCCTGACCGATACTGACATCCCGCAGCTGATCGAGCTCGCTCGAGAGATGCATCGCACCGGCGTCTACGCTGATTACCCGATGGACGAGGCGCGTGTCTCTTACATCATCGGTCGCCTGATCGAGGTGCCGGAGGCCCTGTCGATTGGGTACGAGATCGAGGGCGAGCTGGTGGGCGCGTTCCTTGGCGAGATCGTGCAAGACCTGTGGGTTGATGTGCAGGTCGCTGTGGATCACGCCTTCTATGTGCGCGAAGCAGCTCGCGGGTCGCGGGCCGGCGTATCTTTGCTGCGCGCCTTCGAGAAATGGGCAAATGAAAACAAGGCTGACGTACTGCGCCCAGTCGTGTATGCTGGCGTCGACAACCAGACGGTCAGTAGCGTATTGCAGCGCATGGGTTACGAGAGCGCAGGCACGGTTCATAAGAAGGAGGCTGCATAATGTGTATCAGTGCAACGGTACTGGCGATGGCCTCCACGGCAGTCTCTACGCTCGGTGCGGTCCAACAGGCCAACGCCCAAAAAGCGCAGGCCGAGTACAACGCCGCGGTTGCTAAGAACAACGCCGCCATCGCCGCCCAGAACGAGGCTGACATCATCCAGAGGGGTGAGGTCGCTAGGGAGATGCAGCTCACGAAAGTCGAGCAGACTATGGGTGCTGCGCGAGCTGCCATTGGCGGCAGCGGTATAGCCTTGGAAACAGGCGGAGAGACCACCACAGGAAAACTGCTTGGCGACCTTCGGGCCGCTGGACAGTTTGACATTATGACTTTGAAAAACAACATCGACAGGGAAGCACGCCGTGCCCGTATTGAGGGGACGCAGTTTGAAGCTCAAGCAGGGCTACTGGACCTGCAGGCTCGCTCCATCAATCCACTGCTTGCTGGGGCCGTTGCTGGGCTCTCTGGAGCACGGTCGATCTACGACGCCTTACCACCAAGCGGTCCTGTCTTTGGTGGGCCTAGCTACATTCGACCGCGTGCGCGCCCCGCGGACCTGTTCGATTAAGGACTATATCTCATGGCTATTCGTATTCCTACTCCAGCCACTCAAGGGGCCCAAGCTCTCGGCGGCGTTCAGGCGCAGCCAGCCTCGACGCCGTACCAAGACCTGTCTTTACCGGACACCACCTTTAACTCCCGAATGATGCAGATGCTCGGTGAGCGGGGGATAGAGTTTGCTGATTACCTGCGGAACCAGAATGACGAGCAGCTATTACTCGAGCTACAGAATGGCGTGGGCGACTGGGAGCGCAGTTTACTTTATGGCGAAAACCCGACGGGTGAAGGTGACGGCACAGGCGGTGCCTTTGCTTTAAAAGAGCGTGACGCATTCGGCCTTACGGAGCGCGTTGAGACGCAATTTGATGAGCACCTAACACAATACAACGAACGCCTTAGCGGACTGTCTAGGAGCGGTCGGCTCGCTGCTCAAGAGTTTGCTCAGGCCCGTCGCGAAACCCTCCTCGATCAGGCAGCTAAGTACGAGTTCCAACAGCGGGAAGCATACAACGCCCGCCTGCGCAGAGAAGCGGAGGAGGCTGCCAAACGCGCAGCTGAAACCGCGTGGGCGTCTCCTGAAGCTATGGAGGCCGCTGAAGAACGGTTTATGCAAGCCTCCCTCAACCGAATAGTCTTTGAGACTGCCGGTATGACGGACACCGAAGAGCGGGAGCGCTTGATTGAGGAGGCCATGACCGATGCTCGCGATCAGTTCCACCGCATCGCGATCATGCGTGCAGTAGGTCAAGGCGAAGAAAAGCTAGGAAGAGAGCTCTACGAGAAAGCCGTCGAGTCCGGCGCAGTTACCCTTGAAGACGACGATCTGTTGACGCGCGTAGTGCAATACGGAGAGCAGATCGATGTGGTGATCAATGGGGCTACCGACATTCTACAGCGGCATCCAGATGACTTCGAGGCCGCCGTAGATTTGGCGCGCAGTATGGCGCTGGATGGCGACACAGAGAGAGATTTGGTCGCTGAGATTGAACGCCGCTTTGCTTCCCAAGCCGCGTTTGAAGCGCAGCGCCGTGAACAGCTGTACGAAGACGCTAGAGCCTCTGCAATCAATGGCACGCTTTTTGATGATTTTACCGCCGTTCAGCTGGCTGAGTTTAATGCATCAGAGCGATCCGATCTCGAGACCCTGAACAGTGGTGCACCCGTGGTCGGCGACACCACACTGTTCCGCAATCTACAGCTACTTTCTGCGGAAGAGCTGGCGGAATACGATTTGATCAGCGCCGCCCCTAAATTAAACGACGCCCAATGGCAGACTATTCTAAACGCTCAACGCGCTGCTCGTAATGCGCTTAATACTGGTCAAGATTATGAGTGGACGGGTATTAGGACTGAGCAAACAACCCTCGATAGCGTGATCACCGCGATGGGTATCCGTTCCGGATCGGGCGCAAGGCCTCGCGATGTTGCCAATCGAAACGAAATTTATCTCCTGATGGAAAGAGAAAAACAACGTAGATTGGATAGGGGTGAGAGCTGGACTGCCAAAGATATGCAGGCTTACGCAGACGTCCTAAACACGTCGACTCCTTATATGGAGGGTGCGGTTTGGGGTAAGTGGAATGAGCCTCTCTGGAAGATCTTGAGCGGCACTGTTGAGCTCAATTATGTCGAGGGTGTTCCACCCTCAGCGGTTAGAATAATTTACAATAACGTCGCAACCAAAGGTTTGGACCCGACACCGGAGCTAATTCGTCAGGTGTATGAAGAACAACAAAGAACACAAGGTAACTAAGCTATGGCGGATCAAGTAACCGATTTTTCCAGTGCACTAGATCGGGTTCTACAGCGACAGGAGCAACCCGAGCTTGCGCCTGATACTGCGGTTACTCCGGCCACCACCAGCATGCTCACTGGAACGACGCCGCCACCGTCTCCATTTGACGACGCTTTGGAGCGGGTGCTGAACAATCAAGCTACTCCGCAGCCGCCTGCCACTGAAGCCCCAGACGCCTTAGACCCCTCGGTTGCTGTGCAAGCCGCATCCGGCGTAGCGTCTGCAGACAGCCTGCTAGCCGAAGGCGTGAGCCCCGCCGTCGTTGCTGAAGTACGCCGCATATCCAGAGAGATGAACCTGCCAATGCCGTTGGCGGCTCAAACTTACATGGAGCGAGAGAAGCAGGCTTCTGCTTCCCGATACCGCAGACTGCTGGAGCAGAACAGCGGCTTGCGCCGGTTGGCCACTCAGGGCTCAGCATACGCAGACCTAAAGGACGACAGCGAGAGCCTTGCTGTTGCAGAGCAGGCATTCAACGAAGTGAATGCCGTAGGTGACGCTGCGCTCAGTGTCGTAGAGCTAGGCGACAAATTGGAAGACACGTTGATCGGTCGAGCGATCACTCGTGGCGTTCTGCAAACACAAGCTGCGTTTCCCTCCCTACAGTCGTCATTAGAACTGGGCATCGCCCTAGATATAGGGAGAAGCGAAGAAGAAATCCTCGAGCGCTTGGCAGAGCCCTATGGCGGCTGGGCCGCAATGGAGAACTATCCTGCATCTACTCGCACCTCGCTGATCGCTACTGCGCGGATGCAATATGAGCGGGTACAGGGCCTGACTGAAGAGGATCGCAACGCAGCTCTATCGCGGGCAGCTGAGGCGTATTTTTCTGCAGAGGAGCTCATTGCTCGCTCCGAAGGTTTGGAAAGAAATGTAGGAAGTCAGCGATTTGTTGATGAGACGTTGTCGGCTGCACCCAACACTGTTGTAGGGACTTTGGATGCGTTTGCTACCGACCCCGTGAACGGCGGACTGTTTCTAGCCGAGACCATCCTCGAAAGCGCTCCCAGCCTCATTGCTACGATCCTGATATCGCGGGTTACTGGAGCGCCGGTGCTTGGTGCTGCTGCTGGCGCAGCTCTCGGAGGCGGCAGAGAGTACGTCCTGTCAGCCGATCAGTTTCTCTCTGAAC